CTCCACATCCGAGTTCGTAGAGGGGAATCCTGCCATGATGTTGATTAAGATTATCAATAATATTCGTGAGTCTGCCGTGATGGCGGATTTGGCAGATAAGGGTAAAGTTTCTATTGAACCCATGTTTGTCACTGTTACGAGTAATGTTATGGATTTGGATGCCCATATTTATTCCAATTGCCCTGCTTCGGTATTAAGACGAGGGGACGTTCACGTTGTTCCCCGTGTGAAACCGCAATTCCGGAAGGAAGGTTCTAGTGCACTCGATTCTGCGAAAGCTAATGCTTTCTACACAGTTGATGGGGTGGTACAGCAGCCGGATATTCCAGATTTGTGGGATTGTGATGTATACCAAGCCGTGGTACAAGAACGCAAAACTAAGACTTTGACTGGTTCTGGTCAGTTTAATAAGGAGAACGAACAATGTATATTTGTTCCCATTGAACATAACGGAGTTAAGTTATTAAATGTTCCGCTTATTAAAGTAGTTGAATATTGTCTGGAAGACACTAAGAAACATTTTGCTGAGCAGGCGGAAATAGTTAAGCGTGGCGGTACAGGGAAAACTTTACCGTATTGCGAGGAGTGTAGAAAACCCACGCAATTGTGTAGATGTGTAACTGCACAGGGTTTGGACGACCTTTGCAAGAGAGTTACATGTTTATCGCGCCGTGAATGGAAGCGGCGGATGGTAAAGAATGATATTCAATTGACATGGAGCAGTTTAACAAATAAACATGCCTCACAGTGTGGCAAGTGGATATCGGGATGGTTGTCCGATCAGGTGGACGACACACTTACGTTGGCATCATACCAAATTTATGCTTTATCCCATAAGCATTCTGATGCGCTGTTGCGAACAGTGAGTAAATTCGAAAACAGTAAGTTTTTGAAGTGGACGACATATGTCCCTGAGAGTTTCAAAAATAATCCCATAATATGGAGTTTTATGATGGAAACTCGCGTGAATACAATCACAGACGAATTAAATTTTGAATTTAGGCGTCGATGGTTGCGTTTGCGTAATTGGTCGTCTTTTTGCTGCAAAACTGCAGCGTGGTATTATATGACAGGAGATTTGAGAATACCCATGATATTAGCCCTTTTACAATTTATTTACGAGGGTTTTGTTTACGGTATGCAAAGTCTTTTTGTATATGATACCGCCAGGCACCGCCTGATTGAAGAACATGCAGATGTTCCCGAATTTTTTAGAAGGATTCGCGACAATAATGCTAGGTATCTGATAGGTGGTGTTGCCGCTTGCGCTTCTCTTTACGCATTGTATAAGGTATGGCAAAACATTTCATTTAACTCTAATCAAGGAACTTTGGCTCCTACTACGGTAGCGGATTTGAACCAGAGAGATGAGGAAGTGAATATGTGGAAAGTAGCCAGAGTTGAGAAACCATTACCTTTGGGTAAGGTTACCAATCAAACCCATTTGGAAAATCATGTGGCCAGGTCGGTGTGTTGTGTACGCACCGCTGGGTACTGTTCGGATGGATTTTTGATTTGTTCAAACCGGCTGATTATGCCTATGCATGTGTTGGATAGAGCGTTTGCTCGCGCGGGAACCTCCACTTTAAAGTTGGAGATTATTCGTCGCGAGTCTGATGTCGTCAATCACAAGTTTGATACTGTGATTAGTCAGGATTTTGTGCAACGTATTGGTGCACACGATCTGGCCTTGATAGATTGCCCAAATAGTGGTTCTATTAAGAATATGGTTAATTTCTTGCCTGATGTTTTGCCTAAGGGTAAAACTCAGTCTTCAATGTTGTACCGGAGCAAAGAAGGCGTGTTGAGTAAGTTTTATGTCACATTAAACCCTAAAGTTGTTAACAACGGGTTATATGATGGCGAGAATGGAACTCTACGTATTTTTAATGGCTCTGAATATCATTTGCAAGAAAAGATTGATGACAAATTGACACCTGTGAACACATTCGATGGTTTGTGTACGGGTGTCTTGTGCGTAAATGAAAATGCACCATATATCGGTGGATTTCATTTGGGCGGACGCACGAATACGGACTATGGTATTAGTGCCACCGTATTAAGACGGGAGGTACAAAGTGCTTTAGACCGTATGGCGCTCGATGGGATTTCCACTCAAGCTGCCGATGCTAACGAGGAGCATCATTCCTATGGAATTGACCACATTATAGGTGATCAAATCCATCCTAAGAGTCCACTGAATTTCCTTGAACAGGGCAATCTGGAAATCTTAGGAACTTGCAATGGCCGTGCTACTGCCATTAGCAAAGTCACTCC